GGGTAATGGCTAAAATAACAGTACCACTATTACCACAAGCAAGAGAAGAATATGATCAATCACAAATGGCACAACTTATACAAACTTTAGATCAACTAATTTTTGCACTTAATAACACTTATACGTCAGAGCCTCTTAGAGATGACGACGAAGCAATAGCATGGTTTTTAGGATAAATGGCTAACGTATATACAAATTATAAAGCAGTATTAACAACAAGTGCATCAACAACATTGTACACTGTACCTTCAGAAACAACAGCTATTATTAAATCACTTCGTGTGACTAACACAGATGAACAAACAGATTGTAAAATAAGAGCTTTTTTACTAGATTCTAGTAGTGTTAGTTATACAATAGAGGCAAATAGAAACATACAAAAAGGCACATCAGAGGAGTTATTTAACAGCTATGCTTTTTCTACTTCTCCTGTGGTATTAAAAGAATCTGAAAAAATAAACGTACAAGCTGAAAATGGCGGAGATTTACATGTCATTTTAAGTGTGCTAGAAATAAGTTAATTATTGCATTAAGGAGAAAAAATGACTATAAAAGACGATATTACCGTGACTGCAGGAAAAACAACTTCTGTATTAGATGTGGAAACACAAACCACTATCAAGCACGCAACAACAGGGAAGGTCTATGCTGACGAAAAAGAAGCAGAAAACGACATCAATGACCCTGAAACTAGCACAACAAAAGAGGACATAAAGCGCGACGTGGCAATAAAAGTTAACAAATTACCGGACATATTTGGGGGAACATCATAATGGCATTTAGAAGACCAGAACAGGATAGAAGTAGTCCTTCATTAGGATATAGATTATCAAGCAACAGACAACCAGGCGTAGAAATAGCAAACAACAGAATGCCTTCAAGGCCTATGCCAAGATTTGGCCCAGTACCAATACCAGATATGGGTCCAGTACCAATGCCTTCACCAATGCCTTTTCCTTTTCCACGAGAACCTGTGCCAGGAATAGACTTACTAGGTAATTTACCTGGTGCAAAACCACCACCTCATATGATCGATCAGATTACTGACATGTTGGGTATAGGTGATCGTAGAAAAGAAAGATATATAGCAGACACACGAG